CACTGAGGGTGATGTTGTCCGGATTCTTGACGCTTACGTACGCTATGCGATGTGACGGTCCTCCGAGACGCCAACGACCTGCTGCTGCCACAGGTACGGCACACAATCGCCCAGTTGGAGCTGCGTCCAGAGGACTCGGCGGCGGCGACCCTCGCGGAGCGGTACGCGGCGGCGATCGACGCCGACCCGGAACGGTTGAAGGACCTCGGCCCGCGCCTGCTGGCCTGCTTGGTGGAGCTAGGCGCCACCCCGCGGGCGCGGGCCACTTCCGGTAAGGGGGGTGCGAGCGGTGGCGGCCGGCTCGCCCAGCTCCGCGCTGCTCGGTCGGCCTGAGCCGCGGCTGTTCACCCCGCCAGCGCGGCGGCTGACCAGGAAGACCACCCTCGGCTACGAATGCGCGGAGTTTTGCCGGGACGTGCTGGGTGAGCCGCTGCTTCCGTGGCAAGACTGGCTGGTTAAGCACGCATTGGAGCTGAATCCGGACGGATCGTTCCGTTTTCGCGTGATTTTGGTCCTGGTCGCCCGCCAAAACGGCAAAACGCACGTGCTCAAGGCCGTGTCGCTCTGGAAGATGTACATGGGGCTGGCCCGACTGGTCCTCGGCGCCGCGCAGAGCCTGGACATCGCACGCGAAGCCTGGCAAGCGTGCGTCGACACCGCCCGCTCGGTGCCAGACCTCGCCGCCGAGATCGAGACGGTGCGGTACGCCAACGGCGAGCAGATGCTGTTGTTGACCTCGGGTGCCCGGTACCGGATCACCGCCGCCACCCGGTCGGCCGGCCGCGGTCTGTCCGTCGACCATCTCAACCTCGACGAGTTGCGCGAGCACCGCGACTGGGCCGCGTGGGGCGCATTGTCGAAGACGACGCTGGCCAGGCCGAACGCGCAGATCTGGGCCTTCAGCAACGCCGGCGACGACCAATCCGTGGTACTCAACCAGCTACGCGAGTCCGCTCTGTCCGGCCGCGACCCGTCGGTGTTCCTCGCCGAATGGTCCGGCCCGGACGGCTGCGACCTCGACGACTGGGACGCGATCGCCCAGGCCAACCCAGGGCTCGGGCACACCGTCTCCGCGCAGGCCATTCAGACGGCGCTGACCACCGACCCGCCGGCGGTGTTCCGCACCGAAGTGCTCTGCCAGCGGGTGGANGTTCTAGATGAGGCGATCAACTTGGCCGCGTGGCGCGACTGTGCCGACCCGGCTGGCAACCTGCACAACCTTCGCGACCGGGTGGTCGCGTGCGTGGACGTCGCACCCGACGGCGAGCACGTCGCGCTCGCGGTGGCCGCCCAGCAGGACGACGGCCGGGTCCGCGGTGAGATCGCCGCCGCGTGGGGGTCCACCCGCGAGGCGAGGGCGCAGATCGGCCCCCTTCTCGACCAGATACAGCCTCNCGTCACCGCCTGGTTCCCGTCGGGCCCGGCGGCGGCTCTGGCGCCTGTTCTGCGATCTAGGGAGGACAGTTTGGAGCTCCGGGGTCAGGCGGTGGCCGAAGCGTGTCAGGGGTTGGCCGACTTGGTCGCCGCCCGGCGGATCATCCACCCTGATGATCCTCTGCTGAACGCTCACATCGCCGGCGCTCAGAAGTATTGGACCGGGGACAGTTGGCGGTTCGTCCGCCGCGGCGCGGGTCACGTGTCCGCCGCGTACGCGTTCGCTGGTGCGGTGTATGTGGCGTTGACGGCACCGGTACAGATGCCGTTGCCTCGTCCGATGGTCGTTTGATGCGGCTCTGATGTGAGATGATGTTGGAGTGAACTTTAGGTCGAGGATCAATCGACTGCTCCGCGCACTGTCGGTGTCGCACGCGGTGCCTCGGCAGGAAACGCGTGCCATCACCGAGTTCGCGATCATTGACGGTCAGCAGGTATTCGGCGGCGGGGGCGGGCCGAACACTTATCGGGGTGGGATGTCTATCCCGGGGGCGTGGCGGGCTGCGCTGCTGTTGGCCGACTTGCTGGGTAGTGTGCCGTGGCATGCGTACCGGCAGCGGCCTGGCCGACCGGTTGAGATCATCGAACCTAACCCGCCGCTGCTTGAGCAGCCTTCGCCGCCCGAAACCAGGATGACGACGTTCTCCTCGATGGCGCTCGACCTGATCTGGGAGGGCAACGCGATCGCTGTGATCGCGGCCAGGTCGGCGGCCGGAGTACCCACTGCGATCGTGCCAGTGCCGGCGCGCATGGTCGGGGTTCGGCGCGTCGGCCGGGAGTCGATGTCACAGTTGCCGGTAGGCGCGATCGAGTATCAGATCGGCACGCTGCGGCTGAGTTCGGCCGACGTCCTGCACATCAAGGGCCCGTGTGAACCTGGTGCGTTGCGCGGGTTGGGTGTGCTTGAGGCGCATTTGAACGAAACGCTGGCGCTCGTGCGGGAACAGCAGCGGCAGGCCCGGGCGATCTCACAGCACGGTGTGCCGACCGGGAAGCTGAAGGTCACCAACCCGGACGCGACCGAGGAGGACCTGAGGAAGGTCAAGGCGGGGTGGCTGGCCGCTCAGCGAGACCGCACCGTCGCTGTGCTCAACGCGACTACCGACTTNGAGCCGCTGGCGTGGAACCCGGAAGAACTGCAGCTGGTCGAGGCGCGCCGCTACTCGCTCACCGACCTGGAGCTGATCTTCGGGCTGCCCGTTGGCTGGCTCGGCGGTATGAACAGTGCCNGCCAGTACAGCAACATCGAGCAGGACGCCGTGAACCTCCTCAAGTTCACGCTGCACGGGCACCTAGCCCGGTTCGAGCAGACCCTTTCGCTGGTGTTTCCCCGCAACGTCGTCGTCAAAGCGACCCTCGACGCTGTGCTGCGGCCCGACACGCTCGCCCGCTACCAGGCGCACCAGATCGGCCTGTCGGCCGGGTTCCTGACCGTCGATGAAGTGCGTGATATGGAGAACCGCCCACCGATACCACCGCGGCAGGCACAGCCGGCGCCGGTCATCGGTGATCAAGTAGAACAGGAAGTCGCATGACCGATCGGTCCATCTGCACCGACTGCGGCCGGGTTGATGTCCCGGTCAACAAGGATGGCAGCCTGCGCAAGCATCGATGTAAGCCGGCCGGCGAGCCGTCGGCACTCGACGCCACGTCGCGGCCGGAGCCGGACCAAACGGAGAACCGTTCGGAGGTCGCGCGTCCGTCGGCCGCAGTGGCGTCTCGCTCGCCGTACTGCCGGGTGCCGCGATGCACCCGGCCGGCGCTGAACTGGGCCCGTGGATTGTGCGGCGCGCACTGGTCGACGCGCCGTGACCTCGCGGAGGTGTGACATGCCGTACGACAAGGTTCGGGGACACCCTGACTGTGGCAGCGGCCAGATCGCGGTCGTCAACACGGAGACTGGCCAGGTTATGGGCTGCCATGACACNGATGATTCGGCGAACGCGCAGCTTGCCGCGCTCAACGCGGCGGAGCCGCACGCGAGATCGCTGGTGCATTATCGGACGTTCGAGCCTGATCTTGAGGTTCGTTCTGGCGGTGACGGCAGGACCATTGTCGGGATCGCCGTGCCGTACGGTAAGCCGCAGCGGATCACCGCCGGGCTGGTCGAGCAGTTCGCCCGTGGGGCGTTCAATCACCAGTTGCGGGAGCCGCACCGAATCAGGTTCTCTCGTGAGCACGTCCAGTTGGGCGGGGTGCTGATCGGCATCACGCGGGTGTTGCGNGACGACCCTGCCGGCCTGTACGGCGAGTGGTACGTGTCCCGGACCCCCGCCGGAGACGAGACGCTCGAACTGGTACGTGACGGGGCGTTGAGGCAGCTGTCGATCGCGTTCCGTGAACGGCAGAACCGGATCCTGCCTGACGGCACGGTGGAGCGCGTAAAGGCTGACGCGCGGGAGGTCGCCGTGGTCATGGAGGGCGCGTACGGAGACCTGGCCGTGGCCACCGGCATTCGGTCCGCGAACGACACCAACGCGCTCATGGCCGCCGGTGTGAGGTCGATATATCTGCCCAACAGTGGCAGCACCATCATCATCGGACCGCAGGTCATCAGCGACCGTGTAGACGCCCCACCGGTGGAGACACCGCGGCTTGAGCAGGCCCGCCGGTTGTTGCGCGACCTAAAGCTCTCTTGAGGTATAGTGTGCTCGTAGGCAGCTGGACACCGGCCCCTCGACCGCTCGCACGCCGGCCCCTCCGCCTCTCATAGCGACGCGGACACCCCGGCCTCTGGACGTCGACACCCCGGTCACTCGGAGCGCGGTATCCCCCTCTTGTGTCCGGAGGAAGTCGATGGGTAACCCTTACCTGCTCGCTAAGCAGGAGCAGTACAACGCGATGAAGGCNAGCGTGGACGGTCTGATGAGCCGCGCCGTCGAGGAGAAGCGGGATCTGACCGAAGACGAGCTGCGCTCGATCCAGGAGCAGAGCGAGCAGATGGCCAGGATCTCCGCNGAGATTCAGAACCTGGTGGAGATCGAGACCCGTAACGCGAAGGTCGCCGAGATGGCAGCCCAGATCGCCGCTGCCACCACGGAGGCCGGCGACCGAGACGCGGACCAGACCCGAACGGTCAAGGTNGGCGGTGCGTACACCCGTGACCGGGACCCGGGCCACTACACGCCCAACAGCCGGTACTCGTTCTTCGGTGACCTGTACCGGTCGCGGATGTTCCGTGACGAGGTTGCCACGCAGCGGCTCATCGAGCACACCCGTGCGCTGGACACCACGACTGACGGCGTCGGTGTGGTGCCGCCCAAGTGGCTCACTGAGGAGTTCGAGCTGCTGGCCCGGCAGGGTCGCGCGCTGGCCGCCGCCGTGCGCAATATTCCGCTCGGTGACGACCCGCGGCCGCTCACCCTGCCCAAGCAGACCGCCGGCGTGTCCACCGCGGTCGCGAAGCAGGCCAATGAGAACGACCCGCTGCCTGACATCGACGAGTGGGAAAG